ATGAAGATAGCAATTATTACTGATCAGCACTTTGGATGTCGTAAGAATTCAAAGCATTTTCACGATTACTTTCTTAAATTTTATAATGATGTATTCTTTCCTACCCTAGAGAAAGAAGGTATCACTACTATAGTTGATATGGGAGATACCTTTGACAGTAGGAAGGGAGTTGATTTCTCATCTCTTGCTTGGGCAAAGAATAATTACTATGATCGTCTAGAGAAGATGGGTTGTGAGATCCATACCATAGTTGGAAATCATACTGCATACTATAAGAATACAAATGATGTAAATGCTGTTGATCTATTACTGCGTGAGTATGAGAACGTAAAAATATATTCAGAAGCAACAGATATAAAGATAGACAATCTAAACATCTTACTTGTTCCTTGGATCAACTCTGAGAATGAAAAGATGACATTAGAAGCACTTAATAATTCAAAATCAAAGTGTGTGATGGGCCACCTTGAGTTTAAAGGATTTAGAATTCATCGTGGTTTTGTGATGGATCAAGGAACTGATGTGAAACTATTTGATAAGTTTGATCGAGTTTATTCTGGTCACTATCACACAAGATCTGACGATGGTAAAATATTTTACTTAGGAAACCCTTATGAGATGTATTGGAATGATATATCTGATACTCGTGGATTCCATCTTTTTGATACTGAAACATTAGAACACACACCTATTGATAATCCTTACAAAATGTTCTATAATATTTACTATGAGGATACAAATCATCAGACATTTGACACACGAAAGTATGATGATAAGATAGTAAAGCTTATCGTAAGAAAGAAAACTGATCAAACTCAGTTTGAAAGATTCGTAGATAAGTTGTATAATTCTAATGTGTTTGAACTCAAGATAGTTGAAAACTTTCAACTTATTGATAATGAAGACTTTGAGGCATTTGAATCAGAAAACACTCTTTCTATCTTAAACAGATATGTAGAGGAGTCTGAAATAGATCTTGAAAAATCTAGAATACAAACTATGATATCAGACGTTTACCAAGAGGCCTGTGAATTAGTTTGATGTTTATCCTAACAATTGATGGCAAAGAAAAGGATGGAGCATACTCTGTTCAGAATGAGGATGGTGATCATGTTCTTTATCTTTTTGAAGAAAAAGACGATGCGAGTCGTTATGCCATGTTGTTAGAAGAGGAATCTTTTCCTGATATGCATGTTCTAGAGGTTGACCCCGATATGATGATGTCGGTATGTGAAACACACGGATATGAATACACTGTTATAACTCCAAATGACATTGTAATCCCACCAAGCCATAAATCCAAACCTAATGATTTTATTTGAAAAGATACGTTGGAAAAACTTTCTGAGCACAGGTAATCAATATATTGAATTAGATTTCCAAGAGAAGTCAACAGTTTTAATATCTGGTAATAATGGTGCAGGTAAGAGTACGGTATTAGATGCTCTTACTTTTGTGTTGTTTTCTAAACCATATCGTAAAATAAACAGATCACAACTACTTAACTCTACCAATGAAAAGGATTGTAGAGTAGAGGTTGAGTTTTCTATAGGTAGTACCAATTGGAAGATTATAAGAGGAATTAAACCAAATATATTTGAGATATGGAGAAACGATAAACTCCTAGATCAATCCCATAATGCTAATGAACAGCAGAAGTGGTTAGAACAGAACGTAGTAAAGATGAATTATAAGTCTTTTACTCAGATAGTGATACTGGGTAGTAGCACGTTTATTCCTTTTATGCAGTTGTCTGGGCCTAATCGTAGAGATGTGATAGAGGATCTTCTTGACATTCGTATCTTTACTGCGATGAACAATGTTATCAAAGATAAGATCCGATTGGTCAGGGATGATATCAAAACTCTAACATTAAAGAAAGAATCTCTGAATGATAAAGTTGCAATGCAAGAAAACTTTATTCAAGAGTTGGAGACTAATAGTAAGGAAAGAATTGAAAAGAAAAGAAAGAAGATGGATGCTTTAGGAGATGATATTTGTGTTTATATTATGGAGAATGAACGCTCAGATGATCTCGTTTTTGGTTACACAGAGGATCAAGAGAAGTTAGGAACTGGAAAAGAAACGTTAGCGAAACTTAACAATTACAAGGGCCAAATATCCAATAAAGTATCGACTATTACTAAGGAGCATAAGTTCTTTACTGATAATGTAACATGTCCTACATGTACCCAGTCTATAGAAGAATCGTTTCGTTTAAATAAGATTAAGGATGCTCAAACTAAGGCAAAGGAGTTGCAATCTGGTTATCAAGAACTAGAAGAAGCAATTAAAAAAGAACAAGAGCGAGAGCATCAATTCACTGTTCTTTCAAAGGAGATTACTAAACTTACGCATGGCATTTCTAAAAACAATACTCTCATCTCTAACTGTCAACGACAGCAACGAGATTTGGAAAGTGAAATTCAAACACTTACCAGTCAACTTGAAAATAGAAATACTGAGCAGAACAAGTTAGAAAAGTTCAAGTCAACCTTGCAGGAGACATATGAGTCCTTAGCCACCCAGAATCAAACAATCAAATACTACAACTTCACTTACGAACTACTAAAAGATGGTGGTGTTAAAACTAAAATTATCAAGAAGTATCTACCACTGATAAATCAGCAAGTAAACCGTTATCTACAGATGATGGATTTTTACATAAATTTTACTCTTGATGATGAGTTTAATGAAACCATTGAATCCCCGATACACGAGGATTTTTCATACAGTTCCTTTAGTGAAGGAGAGAAACAACGAATTGACTTAGCACTTCTCTTTACATGGAGGGAAGTTGCTAAGTTCAAAAACTCAGTAGCAACTAACTTAATGATACTCGATGAAGTGTTTGACAGTTCATTAGATGCTACAGGAACAGAAGAGTTTTTAAAGATTATCAGGTATGTAATTAAAGATGCAAACATCTTTATCATATCTCACAAGAGTGGATTGGAAGACAAGTTTGAAGATCACATTCGATTTGAAAAACATAAAGGCTTTAGTAGGATTATATCATGATTGGAATTGTTGGTAATGGTTTCGTTGGTAATGCAGTTTACCAAAACTTTAGAGACAAGACACCGTGTAAAGTATATGACACGGATAAGAATAGATCACTCAATACACTGAGTGAAGTTATAGAACAGAAATTTATATTTGTATGTTTACCCACTCCAATGAGATATGGTGGAGAGTGTGACCTATCAATACTAGACAATTTTTTTGAAGAGTTGCCAGATCATATTACAGGAACATTTATAATCAAATCAACAGTTCCAGTTGGAACAACAAAGAAATATCTAGAACGTCATAATGTAATTCACAACCCAGAATTTCTTACAGCTAGAAATGCAATACAAGACTTTGCCAATTCAGAAAGAAACATCATCGGTGGAGAGGTTGAACTATGCAATGATTTCCTTGCTCTTTTTAAGCAATGTTTTCCTAATATCCCAAGTATCATTACCTCCTCGGATGAGAGTGAAGCAATCAAATATTTTTCCAATACATTCCTTGCCTATAAAGTAGCATACTTCAATAAGATATATGACTTATGCCAAGCAGTTGGAATGGATTATGATACAGTATGTGAAGGTGTAACTGCAGATAGTCGCATCGGAAAATCACACACTAAAGTACCAGGTATAGATAATGATCGGGGATTTGGTGGAACGTGTTTCCCTAAAGATCTGAACTCATTGATTGTTCAGATGGAATCTCACGGTGTAAATGCTGACATGCTAAAAGAAGTGTGGAAGTATAATGAACAAATTAGAAAAGTTATTGATTGGCCAGTGACATGAAAGTATTAGTAACAGGGCACAGAGGATTTATCGGTCAGCACGTTTTTGCTGATTGGAGAAGAGAATTGGGATATGCTAATGTGCACGGCATAGATCATCCTGATTGTGTATCAAGTTTTAAAGGTGGTGACTATGATTTAGTCATTCATCTTGCTGCTTGGGCAGACATTCGTGAGAGTCTAGAGTCTCCAGATGCATACTACATTAACAATGTGGTAAAGGCAAAACCTTTATTTGATTGGTGTGCCAAGACAGACACTAGATTATTATATGCATCATCAAGTGCAGTAGAAGGTAATTATTGGGAGAACCCATATGCTATGAGTAAGTGGATAAATGAGCAGATGGCTCCTCCTAATTCAGTCGGAATGAGGTTCACAACGGTCTATGCACCCGATAGTCGAGACAATATGATGTATGGGTTACTCAGAGATAAAAAGGCAACGTATGTGACCAATCATAAAAGAGATTGGATTCACGTTCATGATGTCTGTAGTGCCATACGTTTTCTTGCACCTACTACAGTTACAGGCCCTGTTCCTGTTGGATATGGTCAATCTGTTCCTGTTAGAAAACTAGCAGAGAAATTTGGTCAGGGAGATTTACCGATCAAAGAGTTTACACCTGGTGAAGTTGATGATAATGTAGCCGATATATCTGTTATGATGAGTATAGGATGGATTCCTATGATAAATATTCTTGACACTGTGCAGACCGATGAAAGTTCCTAATTGGCAACATCACTCAAAAAAAGAACAGAAAAGAACTTTGAAACCGCAGGCCCTGCGTCAAGCAAAGGCAAGATTGGCCCACTTAAAAAAGTTGCACAACATCCACCCTCGCAAGGTGGATTTGCAGTATTATGGCCATATACAGAGAAATACAGATGACAGCAACACAGGAAATCAAATCACAACTTGCGAGACTACTTGCTACTGAAGATCTAGTCGTAGAGCATAGACAGGTTCAGACTGCATCATTCAATGTCGGCACTCGTGTCTTGACTCTACCATTGTGGGAGAAAGCAAGTAACGCAGTATATGATATGCTTGTTGGTCACGAGGTTTCACACGCACTCTTCACTCCTGATATTGAGTGGTGGATAGATAATCCTGTTCCACACGGTGTTGTGAATGTTGTTGAAGATGCTCGTGTAGAGAAGTTAATGAAGCGTAAGTATGCAGGTATAAACAAATCATTCTTTAATGGATATAATGAACTTCACGGTCAAGACTTCTTTTCAGTAAAGGATAAGGATATTAATGAAATGAATCTTGCTGATCGTATAAACCTATACTTTAAGATTGGTAGATTTATTGATATTGATTTTACTGATGAAGAGATAAAGATTCGTGATTTGATTGATGCTACTGAATCATTTGACGATACACTCCATGCTGCAAAGATTCTAAATGAATACTGTGAAGAAGAGATGGATAGAAAAGGTGAAGATGCAAAACCTGATGATGATGAGGATCTAGTAGATTTAGAAATGAGAGGTGGTGATGCTCAAGGTGCAGGTCAAGGTGAGGATGAGAG